ATTTGACATAGTTGGTCTGACGCAGGGCCTCCATCCGCATATCGTCATCCACACACAGCAGAATGTGTTCCAGATCAGCGCGGGCGAAGCGGTTCTCGGAAATTTTGCCGATGCTGCCGTCCTTCATGTTGCTGCCGAACAGGGCGGACAGCACCGCGCCTATCTGACTCTTGCCCTCGCCGCCGTTGCCCTTGATAACCATCATCCGCTGGCCTTTGTTGCTGGGGATCAGGCAGTAGCCGATATATTCCTGCAAAGTCGGAATGTCCTCCGGGTAAAGCAGCCCATCCAAAAACGCCAGCCAGCGGGCCGGTGTGGGGGCGTTGGGATTGTAGGCCACCGGCAAACGACAGCGCACGATTTCCGGTTTCCCCTCTGTAAAGGTGCCATCCAGAAATAATGTGCCATTTGCCAGGTGGATGCGGTCGGTTTCCGGTGGGAAATCCTCCATCAGTGCAGCCAGCTTCATCAGCTCCACAATGTTGCTGATCTTGCGAGGAATATTGCTGACCGCACAGCAGCGAAGCTCGTCAAAGATTTCGCTGCGTAGGGGCAGGTCATTAGTTACACGGCCATCGGGCGTAAAAAAAGCCCCGTTTGTGTAGATGATTTTGTGTCTGCTCAGAAAATCATCACAAAACAGGGCTTCGTTGATACTCGTGCCGTCAAACCAGACAGGCTGGTTGACCTCACGCGATTGCTCGTTCTTCGCCACGGTGCTGCACCTCCTTTTCCAGACGTTTGAGCCGCTGCTCCAGCGCGGCGATGGTTCCGTCCTTCAGGAGCTTATCCACCGCTTTCACACGCTGCTCCAGTTCCGCAAACATGAGAACGTCCAACAAATCATTTACATACTCGATCATATGACAGGCTTCCACAAAGCGGTCATCCAGTTCATCCTCCGGCGATTGCGGGGCGTATTCGACCTTCCAGCGTTCCAGCAGATGCAGATAATCGCAGAGCACCCGCTGGCAGTGCATCTCATCGTTGCGGAAAGCCCGCGCTAGAGGATAGGGCTTTTTCAAGGCCATCGCTGCCGGGGGCTTATCCGGGTCGATGCCGAAGTCATAGGCCAGCTTCTTTGCAGCCTCGTAGCTGCTCAGACCGAACAGCCGCGCCACAAAGTCGATCACATCGCCGGTGGCTCCACAGCCAAAGCAGTAGAAATAATCTTTGTTTAGCTTCATACTGGGATGCCGGTCATCGTGGAAGGGGCAGCAGATCATATCGCTCCGGTTGACCTTGTAGCCGTAGCGTTCGGCGGCCTGCTTCACGGTGACAGAGTTTTTCACAGTTTCAAACAAATTCATAGGCTTTGCCCTCCATCATTTATTGACGGTATCTGCCCGTCTGCCTGAATATACGGGGAAAAAGCCTATAGACCGAAAAATCCGCTAAAAGTGCAAGAAACGAAAAAACGCCGCCCTGAAATCTTGCAAAAATGCAAGATCTCAGAGCGGCGAAGCCAGCGGAAAGCATTTGCTCGCGCTGGTTTTATAAGGTATAATGGTTAAAGAGAATTTGCAGAAAAGAGGTGCGTCATATGGAGGGAGCCTACCTGCCCGGAAATATCCGGCAGCGGATGCAGGAGCTTATGAAGGAACATAAAATTACCCAGGCACAGCTGGCGACCCGCATCGGCAGCACCGAGAGCGCCATCAGCCGGTTTGTGAGCGGCAAGACCGATAAGATCAGCACAGAACATTTGCTCCGCATT